AGCAATGAGCCTTTTACAGCACTTTTTAACGTCGGTTCTCGGTGGCCTAATAGGTGCGGGGATTTATTGTTTAATCTTGTGGGCCGCTTGGACAATCGTTACCGCCCTACAGCCCAAGGAGGGTTCGTGATGTATACCGATGAACATATTGGTCAGTACGTCATCCGGATGGCCAAAGAAAACCTAGTGTTTCTTACTATTATTCAATTACCTGACGGCTACAGAAAATATGAAAGTATTACCATTGATGAGTGGCGAAAACATCTAGCCCTACAGCCCAAGGAGGGTGCCAAATGAGCGAGAAAGAATGGATGACTTTTATGGGTAAGGAATGGACCCAGCCGATCAAAATATCTGCCAACGGGGATCGCCTTGATATCATCAAAGGGAGCGGCTTTGATAATTGGGTGAAAGACACTGAGCCCGTTCATTCCCCCAGAGGCAAGATTGTTGCTCGCCATCAAGCTGACCGCGAAAAGCTGCATCTAATTTTGGATAATTGGCTCGACGGCAAAGGATTAAGCGACCAAATGCCGCCCGAACATATTGGAATTGGGGACGCCAAATGAGCGATAAAGCCGTCTCACTGGCGACAGCACTTGTCACCGCGTTTATCGCCGTCTTGGTGCTCGCACCGGCGGCCTGCTTTTCTTGGTACACCTGCGTGTGGCTTTTGGCCCACGCTAAGGTCATTTTGAACGGAATGGGATCATGAACAACCTATTGAAGCTAATTCTACCTATCGCAATCGTGCTTATGCCTGCAGCCACGCAGGCCAGAGACGTCGTGCCGGACGACGGCAATGAGCTTTTGGGCTTTTGCACAAGCTCTGACGCTTGGGAGCGCGGCACATGCTTTGGCTATATCCGTGGCGCAGATGCCACACTTAGCCTCTGGGCTCTGTCCAACAAGTCCAAGCCATATTGCGCCCCTGCAGGCGTAACGGTTGGTCAGCTTAAGGACGTCGTCATCAGTTACATCACCCGCCACGCTGCGACCCGAAGCGATTCAGCGCCATTGCTGATCGTTAAGGCCCAGATGGAAGCTTGGCCCTGCAATCCGACCTAAATGGAGGGCTAGTTTTTCGCCCTGCATGCAGATATATTAGACGAAATGAATAGGAAGATGCCCCATGACTGACGCACCACGCCGACGCGGACGCCCTGCTCACGTTCCAACAGACGAAAGCCGCGAAAGGGTGGCTGAGGCTGCTGGCATGGGCATGACGAACCTTCAGGTCGCAGACATGATGGATCTGCATGTCGATACGCTGGTCAAGTACTATCCAAATGAGCTTAAAAAGGCGAAGGGCGAGAAGAACTTTAAGGTCGTCTCGACCCTTTTCGCCATTGCCACGGACATCAACCACAAAAGCTGCGCCCCTGCAGCCATGTTCTGGGCAAAGACGCAGCTTGGATGGCGTGAGACCAACCGCACCGAACTAACCGGCCCAGACGGCAATCCGATCCAGAGCGAGACTAGCACGCAGACGGTCGATAGCCGTGATCTGTCGCCAGAGCAGCGAGATTCACTGCGTGAGATCCTTGAAAAGGCGATCAGCAAGCAGGCTCAGGACGACCAAGACACCTCCGTTGAAGAGGAATTTGAGGCTAATGAAGGTTGATCTTGGTGGTCTGACGGTCGATGCCAAAAGACAATTGCTCGATCTGGATCGGGCAGAATACGAAGATAGCCTTTACCTGTTTCTGACCCATGCGTGGCGCTATATCGATAGCTCCCCATGGACAGACGGCTGGCCCATCGAGGCCGTGGCAGAACATCTGCAGGCCGTCGTTGATGGCGACATCAAGCGCCTGATCATCAACATCCCGCCTCGCTGTGGAAAGTCATCGATTACGTCGGTGGCTTTTCCGGCTTGGACGTGGGCGCAAAGCTATCGCAGTTCGACGTCCGGGCCGGGCGTGCAGTTCCTGCATGCGTCCTATGCCCAGCAATTGACCTTGCGAGACAGCGTCAAGTGCCGCCGTCTGATCGAGAGCCCATGGTATCAATCCATGTGGGGCGACCGATTTGACCTCAACAGCGACCAAAACACCAAGAGCCGCTTCTCCAACGACAAGGGTGGCGAGCGCCTGATCACGTCCGTTGGCGCTGCGGTGACCGGTGAGGGTGGTTCGATCATCGTGGTCGATGACCCCAACGCTGCGTCCGAGGCCTTCTCTGAAGCCACGATTGAGACCACCAAAGAGTGGTGGGACGGCACCATGAGCACGCGTCTTAACGACCCCAAGACCGGTGCTTTCGTGATCATCCAGCAGCGTCTGGCCGAAGACGACCTGACCGGCCACATCCTTGAGAAGGAGCGCGATGACTGGACGCACCTGATGCTGCCCATGCGCTATGAGCCTGAGCGGTCGTTTGTGTCTGGCATTGGCTGGAAGGATCCGCGAGAGGAGCCCGGCGAACTGCTCTGGCCTGAGCGGTTTGGCGACAAGGAAGTCACCAAGCTTGAGCGTGCCTTGGGTCCGTTCTCTGCCGCCGGGCAGCTACAGCAGCGTCCTGAGCCCGCCGGGGGCGGCGTCATCAAGCGAGACTGGTGGCAATTGTGGGAGGATGCGTCCTTCCCGCCGATGGATTACGTCGTGGCGTCCTTGGACACGGCCTATACGACCAAGACGACCAATGACTTTAGCGCCCTAAGCATCTGGGGCGTCTTTACGTCCGAGACGACGGCGCAGGCCTCGCGCATTTTGGATGCTGACGGTCGGCCAATGTATATCGAGCGGTCCTATATGGACGCCGCGCCCAAGGTCATGCTCATGCATGCGTGGCAAGAGCGTCTGGAGATCCACGAACTGGTCGAGAAGGTCGCCAAAACCTGTCGTTCGCTCAAGGTTGACGTGCTCCTGATCGAAAACAAGGCCGCCGGTCACTCTGTGGCGCAGGAAATCCGTCGTCTGTACAACCATGAACGCTTTGGCGTGCAGCTTCACGACCCAAAGAGCCAAGATAAGCTGTCTCGCCTCTACTCGATCCAGCATCTGTTCGCCGAAGGCATGATCTATGCGCCTGATCGGTCGTGGGCAGAGGCCCTGATCACCCAAGTTGGACAGTTCCCTAAGGGAAAGCACGACGATTTGGTCGATACGGTGTCTCAGGCCTTGCGTCACATGCGTGATATTGGGCTTTTGACCCGTGGCGCAGAGCGCATTGAAGAGATTGAGTCCATGAAGACCTATCGCGGCGGCAAATTGCAGCCGCTTTACCCCTAATAGGAACGAAAGCGATGATTACCGACCGTATTTTGGCGACCTCAGAGGTCGAGAAGATCGAATTAGTACAAAAACCCCTTTGGGAGTTGGTCGTTATTAGCCTTGCTCCGTTTGATCGAACGCGCACCTATAACATCCGCGCAAAAACTGATAATTTAGCGGCGATGGAAGGTATCAATCTGTTCGAAGAAGAGATGGAATGCCTGCGGGATACCGAGACAGAGGACAAATAACATGGCCATGACGCCCGGTTTGACGCCGAACATTCGCCTTGCGGGCCTTGGGGCCGCTGCTGAGCCCAATATGGATGATGTTGTCATCGAAATGGGCGATGAGGCCGAAGATATTCCGGACGTTGACCAAAAGGGCAACATCATCAAGATCGAACATGGCGACGGATCGGTCACCGTGTCTCTTGATGGGTCTCCTTTGGGCGAAGCGGCCAGCCGTGGTCCCCTTGAATGGTTCGATAACCTTGTTGAGGACATCGATGACGGTGAATTGGGCCGCATTTCGTCGGAATTGCTGCGTGGCATTCAGGCCGACCTGACAAGCCGCGAAGAATGGATCCAAGAGCGCAGTCTGGGCGTAAAGCTTCTGGGCCTGAAGATCGAAATTGGCAAATCAGGTGGCTCTGCAGACGGTGCGCCGGTCGAGGGCATGAGCCAAGTGCGCCACCCGCTGCTTTTGGAGGCTGTCTTGCGCTTTCAGGCCAATGCACGGTCTGAAATGCTGCCCACAGACGGCCCGGTGAAGATCCGCAACGACGATAACAACGCCGAACTGCGTGAAGATCAGCTTGCCAACGCCCTTGAGCGCGACCTGAACCACTATCTGACCGCAACGGCCAAAGAATACTACCCAGACACCGACCGCATGCTTTTGATGCTGGGTTTTGGCGGAACATCCTTCAAGAAGGTCTATTTCTGCCCCCTTCGCAATCGCCCGGTCAGTGAATCGGTCGATGCCGACGACCTGATCGTCAACAACAACGCCACAGACCTGTCCAACGCCAAGCGCGTGACACACCGCGTCTATATGCGCCCCTCGACGGTCAAGCGCCTGCAGATCTTGGGCGTCTATCGCGATATTGATCTGGGCACGCCCAATGCGCCGAAGCTAGACAACCTGCAGCGCGAGGAAAAGAACCAGCAGGGCCTAGATGCCAACGCCGGAAGCCCTGAGGACCGTGATCGGGAGATCTACGAGTGCTATTGCGAGCTTGATATTGCGGGCTTCGAGCACAAGCACAAGGGCAAGATCAGCGGCCTTGAAATCCCCTACCGCGTGACGATTGACCTGTCGTCTCGCGAGATCTTGTCGATTGTCCGCAATTACAACGAGGACACACAAGAGCTTCCAGACGCCCGCACCACCTTTGTGAAATACACCTTTGTGCCGGGCATGGGCTTCTATGACATCGGCCTGCTTCACATCCTTGGGAACACGACCAATGCCATCACAGCCGCATGGCGCGAGCTTCTGGACGCCGGAATGTACTCGAACTTCCCCGGCTTCCTCATGGCTGACACTGGGGCAAGGCAGAACACCAATATCTTCCGCGTGCCGCCCGGCGGTGGTGCTCTCGTCAAGACTGGTGGTCTACCCATCAATCAAGCCATCATGCCTCTGCCCTATCAGCCACCTTCGCAGGCGCTGATGCAGCTTGTTGGCGACATGGCCAACACTGGCATGCGGATTGGCGGCACGTCTGAGCAACAGGTCGGTGAAGGCAAGGCTGAAGCACCTGTCGGAACGACGCTGGCGATGATCGAGCAGGCCACCAAGGTCATGAATGCCGTCCACAAGCGCATCCACTCCTCGCAGGCTGAGGAGTTCCAGTTGCTGGTCGAGTGCTTCAAGGAGCACCCTGAGAGCTTCTGGCAGCGCAAGAACGCGTCGGCCACGCCGTGGGATGAGCAGATGTTCCTGCAGGCCATCAACAATTGCGAACTGGTGCCGCAGGCAGATCCCAATACCGCATCGCACGGTCAGCGCGTGATGAAGATTATGGCGCTGAAGCAGCTTCAGGCCGCCAATCCGTCGATGTATGATCCTCTCGCCATCGACACTGCGGCCCTGCAGGCTATCGGCTGGAACAACCCGCAGCAGTTCCTTGCGCCAAAGACGGCTCAGGCCGCGCCGCCGCCAGAACTGCAAAAGGTCATGGCCGAAATTCAGGTCAAGAAGCAGACCGCCGACGCCCAGACCATGAGCGCACAGGCCAAGATGAAAGAGGTCGATGCCAAGATCCAAGGTGGGGCGTTCGCGCCGCGCCAAGAGGGTCTGGGTGGCGGACATATGCAGCAGCAAGACACGCAGGCCGATCTGATGGCTGTAGAGGCCAAGATGATGGATGCCCAGACGCGCCGCGAGGAGCTTACCGTCAAGCATGCTGAGCGCGATGCTGAGGACAAGAACCGTGACTTTGACCGACACAGTCGCGAGCGCATCCAATTGCTTCAATTGGCGCGAGACATTATGCTGCATCCCGAAGGCGCTGCCGAAGCCGAAGCGCAGCTTGGCCCGATTGAACGCGAACTGGGCGCTGAAGGATCTGAGTAATGAAGTTAGCCCCCACGTCAGCCGTTCAAGCCATCATGCTTGCAAAGCGGATCGCATCTAGGGTCGATCCGGGCTTTGCGTCGGTTGATATTCCGACCTTTGGGCGTGGTGCGCCGGTCGAGCGGGCTAATAGCGGATTAACGAATGGGGGGTATGCCGCTGGCGGCAGCCCAGATGGAGAATCAAATGGCACCGCAGGCTTTAGCTCCCAAGCGGGAGAACTTTCGGACGGAAGAGGAATTTCAGGAAGCGGTGGCTTACTTCAAGCACCGGACGGCCAACGTGGGTCGTCACCACTTGAGGGGCTCCCACAGCAAGTAAAGATCCCCGCGACAGGTCAGGTCATTAGCGCCGGGCCTGCGCCTCACGTCCGCAATGCTGCCTCTAGCTACATGCAGAGCCGTGGCCTGCCTTATCGTCCGCCGACCAAATATGTGAAGGTCGATCCTGAGCGTGCGGCGATGATCGCCAATGCGTATGAGGAAATGCCGCACGATCCTGAGCACCCTCTGGTCAAGGCCTCTTATGACGCCCTGATCGATGAGGTCACGGCGCAATACCAGCACGCCAAGGCTCACGGCCTGAAGGTGGACTTCTGGGATCCTGACACGCAGGAAGACCCGTATGCGGCGTCTCCCCGGCTTGCGAACGAAGACATCCGCCACAACAACCACATGTTCGTCTTCCCGACCTCTGGCGGCTACGGCCAAGACGGTTTTGGCGAAGAGGACATCAAACATAACCCCATGCTGCGCGATACGGGTGAGCGTTGGGGCGGCAAGCCTGTTCTCGCAAACGACCTGTTTCGCGTGGTTCATGACTATTTTGGGCACGCCAAAGAGGGTCTGGGCTTTCGCGATCACGGCGAAGAGAACGCTTGGCTGCAGCATTCGGCCATGTTCTCACCCCTCGCTCGCATTGCGCTGACTGGCGAGACCCGTGGGCAGAACAGCCATGTGAACTATGGGCCGCACGGTGAGCACAACCGAAGCGCCAACAGCTTGCAGACGCGTTACGCTCCCCAGAAGACAGGTGCGATTGCCCCTTGGGTTCTGCATTCCGGCGTCGAAGATCAGATGGAACCGGGCGATATTCAGCAGATCCATGACCTTTATGCGGCTCATCAGCGCAAACGCGCTGCTGGGGGCGAGGTTGACCCGTCTGAGCGCAAAGCCAATCTGGACAGGTTCATGGAGGGTAACCACCCCGATGTCCCAAAGGTTATGTACCATGGGACAAACAGGCCTGATTTTAGTTCTTTTAAGCTTCCGGGGCGATCCGGTAGTGGCGGAAACGCCATTTTTACAACCACCAGCCCTGCAGTAGCCTCTGGGTTTGCCCGAAGCTCTGAGGGGTCTCGTGTTATGCCTGTTCATGTTTCGGCAAAAAACCCTTGGGATGCTCAAAATGAAGAGCACAAAAGTGCCTTAAAGCGGTTTGTTTCAAATAACTTTCACAAGCTTTATCCCGGCGCTCTTTTTAGCGTAAACGGTGCCCTTAGCGATGTGGACAATGGCGATTATGGCGTCCTTGAAAAGCCTGCCGTGCGCCAATGGATGCGCCAAAGAGGGCATGATGGCTTTTGGACGCAAGAGCAGAATCACGAGGGTGCGCCACGAACCTTGGCTGTGTTTGACCCCTCTCAAGTTAAATCCGCCACAGGCAATAATGGCAATTTTGATTCAGAAGAGGATGACATCACCAAAGCCGCTGGCGGCGAGGTTGACGCCATCGACACCGACGACGAAGGCAAGACGGTCCCGGAGAGCGCCAAGACGCTTGAGCACCAGCGCCAGCTA